CGTTTCATTCGTCGGTGCCGAAAAATAGCGCGTCGCAGCTTTGGTCTGGTCAAGGCCAAGGAAGGTCCAGTCCAGTCCAGCGTTACCCGACCCAGGCAAGCGCACATTCACCGACGCCGCTTTGCAGTCCTGATTGATCTGGCTGCGCGGCACCTCGGGGAACCATTCCTCGAAGGTGTAGTAGATGTCGGTGTGCCCCGTCTCAGGCACGAACGTGATGCCGCCTGGGAATGTGAACGTGCAGCCTGAAACGGTCGACTCAATCGTCGGCGCTTTGCGGTTGAGAGGCAGCACTGAAATGCTCAGTGCCGACACCGCAGTGATCAGATAGTTCCGCCGCGAGTTCGTGTTGAGACCCAGCGTCGGGCGAATGACGCGGCCGATCTTTGCGCCGTCCGTCAGCCACGAGCCAAGCGTGCGGACGAAGGTATATGTCGGGCCAGTGCCAGCGACAGAGACCGTCACGGCGCTGATGGGCGCGATGGCTGTGAACTCGCGCATCAGCAACGCTGCGAAGAAGTCCGCAAACGTACCCGGCGAAAATAGCGAGGACACCGAGCCATTGACAGTCACCGCGCCATGACGCGACGACATGAGTTGCTTGCGCGATGTCTGTTCAGATTCAGTCGTGTACGATTCTTTCGTGCGGTCGAAGGTCGATGTGTCGCGACGAATGACTTGCCCGCCGACGCTTGGGACCGCAGGCGTACCCTTTACAGTTTGCCGCTTTGCGATCAAGAGTTTGTTTGCACCTTTTGCGATTGCCATGATGTGTCCTCAAAGAACAACGCGTTGATCTTCAACTATCTACTTGCGCTTGCCAATAGATAGTCACCGGAATCTTCCACTGTCCCTCGTCAGGCACACCAGCAGCCACGACAGGAACTTCAGTAATGATCGTTGAAATGCCGCCTTCGACTAACGTCGTGCCCCGACGAAAATGAGCACGTAATGCGTCAACCCGGTTCTCAGCGTCCCTCGGACCTTTACCCTGCGGATAGCACAACGCAACCTGCATCATTCCTTGCTCGATGATCGTGAGCGTATCCATCGTCTTGATCGGTGAATTGGGAATCATCTTCACTTCTTGGTACACCGAGCCATCGGCCGGTGGCGAGAAGAACACGTTGTCCCAAGCTGTAGGCAAAGCCGGTGCAAGCGCCGCTAGATGCTTCTCGAGTGCACGACGGATTTGCGGCATGCTCATTTAACGTCCCTAACTTCCGACGCTATATATGCCGTATAGCTTTGCACAGTTGCGCGCACAATACCTGGAGGTGAAGGAGCCTTCTTCGACCAACCATATTCCAGACGCCTCGCGTATGGCAACGAGTTAGTGACGTAGAGAACACCGCCAGCCCGCACATTTGCAAAGGCCGCAGTGATGCGCGCTATGGTCGTCGACCCATCAGGATCGACTGCCTCGATAGTCGACGTATTTGGCGAGCCAATACCGGGCATCCAGTTTCCGCGAAACCGGCCGGTGTCGACTGGCGACATCTCAACCATGCGACCGCCCATTTGAATGATGGCCCTTCGCACGATCACGTCCATCGACAGATTCGTCTTGCGTTGGAATTTCCTGATGTCTTCGCTGAAGCTCATGTCATGTACCTCTTGCCTGCACTTCATGCAGCACGACTACGCCAGCAGGTTGTAGCGGGCGTGACTCCACCACTTCGAGACGATATGCACCAAGCGTGACGACATCACCGCTCTGCGGCATCGTGCCCAAGTTAGGAGCAATAAGCACGCGACGATCTCCACTTTGTATGAGACTACCGTCGACTTCACGTTGCGCATATTCAAACTCAACACCATTTGCACTCCACACTTGTTCGCCGCCATCTTCGACGACGCCTTGATCTGGATCGTATCCGCTACCTGCGGCTGAGCGCGTGAGCAGAACGATCTGACCTAGCTCATTGAGCAGGTCGACCGCCGCCTGGGCTAGCTCGCCGTATAGCGCAGATGCCATCACACTCTTTCAAAAGTCACAGCGCCATACCCTGACGAGTTTGTGTACGTCAGGCCATAGAGCAAGTCTGTGATAACTGGATACCGCGCCGCTTCGCTCGTAATAGTCGGCTGACCATAACGCAGCGTCAGCGGCCCAACTGTTTTCTCGAGGACCGGCGCAGAAGGCAGGTCGCCATACAAACTACCTTCGACGTGCCGCCGCGCGGCTTCGGCTGTTGCGGCAGCGACGTTCGGATGCACGCGCGCCGTCGCCGGTGTCGTCGTGGTGTCCCACAATGCCTCGGGCAACAGACGACGCGCATAGATGAATTGTGTCCCACGTCGCAGTGCTGCTTCACGCTCGCTTGTCGACTTATTGTCCCAAACGTTTTTCGCGTATCCGAGAGCCGTCAAATATGCATTGGCATCCTCTAGGCTGATAAAGGAATCATAACCGGGAGCCGGGTAGACGGCTACTGGCATGATGCTTCAAGCCTCTTCTTCCTTGACGCGTTTCCAGCCGGAACGCTCATGGATTTTCACGTTGTCCGCATCGATCTCAGCTTCGACGCCCTCAGCATTCACCATCCGCACAGGCGCAGCATCCGCGCTCGACACCGGCTGCGAGCTATCGACAACCGCCGTCATGCCTGTCTCTGCACTTGGCCCAGTCGACGGCGCACCGTTAGCTGGCTCGCTTGCGTACGCTGGCAACGCCTTTGCGTTCTGCCGGACCTCGACGCCGCCTGTCGGCTGGATGTCCTGAGCAATCTTTTCGACGAGCGCAGCTTCATCGTCAACGATAGATGCGCTTGCCTTCTTTGCAGTTGTCATCTTTAGCCTCTCGATTAAAAAGCTCCGGCCGTTGGGCCGGAGTAACTTACGTCCGCCAACTACGGACACAGGAGAACGCCGGTTAGGGTTTGTTCAGAGGATTGATCGTCGGCTCGTCGCCGCCTGGGGCAGTCGTCGGGCCGCTTTGTTCGTCTTCCGGTGGCTCGGGCACATTCTCGCCGCGCGCACGCCGCGCTTCGCGTTCGGCCTTCGCCTCGGGCGAGTGACCGCGCCCAGCTTCGCCGCTCTTGCCGGGTGCGCCGCCGCCTTGACCGGGTGCGTTGCTACGACCTTGCGAGCCTGGATCGTCGGGTTTTGCCATGAGAAATTCTCCTGAAAGAGTAAAGAGCCTTGGATTCGTAGCTGTAGCAGCCACGTCGTTCTCACGTCGCGCTTAGCGCGCGTTGTGACGGTCGACCAATTCCGCGAGTTCTGCTTTCTTCGCATCGGCCGGGAATTGAACATTCTTCTCTTTGAGCGCAGTGCGCATCTCGTCGGTCGTCATGCCTTCAGATGCGCGCGACGTTTCCTTCGCTTGCTGGTACCCTGCGCGCGGATCGACAGGCGCGTCCTTGCCGACCTCGTCGATGTCCAACGGCCGACCCGACGTGGTCATCGGATTCATTGCCGTGGGTGCCACGTCCGGCACCGCCTTGACGACCTGACTGCGGCCATACTTCTCGGCCGACAGACCCGTCTGCAACTCGGCGTCCGCGCCTTGCAGTTGCGGGATGTTGACGGCGTCGTCGCCTTCGCCCTTCAGACGCGGATCGAATTGCATGCCGATCAGCTTGCGTGACTCTTCGTCGATCTCGTAGTCCTGCCCAGGCGACGAGAGAATCTCACGTGCGTCGATGGGCTCGAAGTATTGGACGCCTTCAGTCGCTTCCAATTTCTTGTTGAGCGCTTCATCGTCGCCGGTATAGCGTAGTCCGATTTTCATTGTGTGCTCCTTATGGCTTTGCCAGGAAGATCGTGCTGTTGATCGTCGGCGTAGCACCGCTGGTGTCGTTGAAGGCACGGATGTAACGGTAGTAGACGCCGCTGACCTCGTTGTTGAACGGGATCTCGAGACGCCCCGTCGTCTTCACTTCGCGTGCTGCGAGTTCGACCGGCGTGCCAAAGGCAAGCAGGAGCGAGCCTTGGATGCGCACGGTGTAGGCGTTGCCGCCAGATACGTCGACGGCGCTGGTGTCGACAACAGCGATGGCATCCAAGTGCGCATCGCCTACGTCAACGACGCGAGCAGCACCGGCCACTTGCGCGGCAGCGTCAACGGTAACAACGCCTGCGTCTTTCAGCAGCGTCAGATTGTCATAAGTGCGAGAAGCCATGTTTGTTCTCCTTAAGCAACGAGTGCTGCGTTGCTGATGTGCCGAATGCGCGCAGCGGCACGACCGTGTTCAATCACGATGCCGTTGTACCATTCGACCCGAGTGCGGAACACTGGCGCGGCTTGCAGCTCGCCCAGGTCGCGAACGTCCATTGGGCCGTTCTGGATTCCTTGGATGCGGCCGGGACCGATGCTCAGGATATAGAGCGACGTTGCCGTTGCCGGACCCGATGCCGCTGCTTCGTCGAAGCCCAGGATGTCGTCGCCGCCGTTCGCACCGTATGCGACGAGCAACGGGATATCGTTGTAGTTCGAGATGCGCCGACCAAATGCGTCCGCGCTGTAGGTCACGAAGCCTGCGACGGCCGTCGTGCGCGCCGCTGCCGTGAACTTCCGGCGCATGGCTTTGGACATCAGATAGTGCGTCGGGTTGTCGACGGTATCGGTTGCGTCGTCGATCACACCGAGCGATAACGGAGAGCCGCCTGATGCCGCGCCTGCCGAAATGACTTGCGCATTCACCAGACGCTTCTGCAGGCCGTCGAACTCGCGTGGGTTGGTCGATGAATCGCCCTTGATGAACTTCTGCGTCCAGCCCGCCGCGAGGGACTTCACTTTCATGCGCTCATGCGTTGCGCGCACACCTTGGCCTTGCGTCTGGATGATGAAGCGGTCCACGTCCAGATCGCCGCCAGCAATCACCAGTGCTTCGGTCTGCGGATTCAGCACGCCGGACGACTCCGGGAATGCCTCGTTCACGCCCCGGAAGCTGATGCCTGGGAGCGAGCCTTCGCGGTTGTACTTCAGTGCGTTACCTGCGATGTCATCGAACGGCAAGACCTGGAGGATGTCCGATTCTTGCGCAAACATTTCGATGACGGCAGAGCGCACGATGTCGCCAGAGTTCAGCTTGGCGGCTTCGACGAGTGTCAGTGCCATTTGATCACCTTAAAGGATGTCACCTCTAGCGCGATGCCCCCACCGCCTGCTGAGCGCGGTATTGGGTTATGCGTGCCTCGGGCGGGAGTTTTGAAAGATCGGGACCGCCTTTGGCAGCGCCGTTGGTGCCCATTGCACCGGAACCCTGTGCCCTCGGCCAGAGGTGTGGCGCGTTCTCGCGCAGCGATGCAGCCCACTCCTCGGGTGTGAGTGGCGTCTTGCCATCCTTCCCGAAGACAACGGTATCGCCGTTCATAGCGATCACGTTGCCATCGTCGTCGATGGTCCAGCCCGCGCCCTTAGCGCGCAGCACGATGTCCTCAGTTGCTTCAGGCAGCGCTCCTGCCTTCTGCGATGCCTTGATGATTGATTCGGCCATTGCGCGTTCGGCCAGCTTGTCGGCCTTCGCTTTCAGCTTGTCGGCCCGCGCGGTTTCCGCCTTGACCTTCTTGTCCCAATCCGCAGCCATACGTTCGGTGCGCTTATTGAGCACCTCGTCTAGCTTGCCTTGCTTGATCAGGCCCGCCTCTTCATCGTCCACAAACCTCTTGAGGATGGTGCGAACGGCTTCAGGATCGATGCCTTCGAACTGCGCGAGGTTGGCCTTGAGTTCTTTCTCCTTGCCAATCAACTCGCCGTTCTTTGCCTTCAGCCCTGCGACCTGCTCATTGACAGCCGCCTCGATCATGCCTTGCACGACGGGCTTCAGGTTCTCGGGAATTGCCGGTGGGGCTGGGGGCGGTGGAGGTGGTGGAGCGCCGCCGCCGCCTGGAGGATCAGGATCGGGTGCGCGGTATTTCATCATGACATTTCGCGTCAGGTACATGCTTCAATTCCCCTTGGGAGTTGGATCGGATGCGATGGATTCCATGTCCCAGATCATCGCGGTGGTAATGCCGCCCATCAGGCAATCGAAGCAGACGCAGGCGTAGATGACCGTGCCGCCAGTTGGCCCGCGCCTGCCCTGGATAGCGCCGTTCACGACGCGGGCGTAGGTCTGGGAGCCGCAGCGTTTGCATCGCAACAGCCCCCGACGTAACGGCCGTGCCTTGGCCCGCAGCAGCACCGCCAGCTTAGGAGGAGGTGCAGCCGATGCGATGAGTGTTAAGCCGGACATAAGCAAACCACGGACACGGTACGCCATGTCCGGCGCAAAACCAAGGCATATTTGCTAACACATTGTTGCTAGCTGGGCAATAGCCAAATCAATCCCCACTAATTTAGTCGGGATTATGGCTGGCCCTATTGCGTTACGCTTTAACGGCGTGCTATAGTTGGGCCATCGCAACCCCAAACAGAAAGCACGAAATGAACGCCAACCACACATTCACCCGAGTCCGCGTGATCGAAGACGAAGCCGCTTACGAAGCCGCCATCAAGCGCCGGATCAAGAACGCCTCGCAAGACAAGTTCTTCCGCGAGAACACCGACGCCCAGGAAGTCCTCGACTGCCTGCGCCAAGCGTCCAACTGGTCCGAGTTTGCAAAATCCCTGATGGCTTCCTACGAAGAGCGCGGAACGCTAAGCCCTGCCCAATTGAACGCAGGTCGCAGCATGCTTGCCAAGCAGAAAGAAAAAGCAGCCGCGAAGGTCGCAGCCCGCAACGCACCGGCAACCTCTGGACGCCACCTGAGCACAATCGGCCAGCGCGAGACCTTTACGCTGACGATCAATAAGCTGATGGAAATGGAAGGCATGTACGGCACCTCCTACCTGCATATTTGCGCCGACGCCAACGGCAACTCGGTGGTGTACAAAGGCACTTCGGAGCTTGGCAAGCAAGGCGAGACGGTAACGGTCAAGGCAACGATCAAAGAGCACACTGCTTACAACGGCGTTGCCCAGACGACGATCAACCGCCCCAAAGTGCTGTAAAGCAGGCAAAGCCCGACCAAGCAGGTCGGGTTTATTTAGCCCCTATTGCGTTACGCTTTAACCGCACGCTATAATTGCGCCATCGACACCCCAAACAGAAAGCAGCAAATGACCTCCAAGCCCACCGCCGCCGCAGCCTACGCGATGCACGTCGCTAACATCGAAGCCCAGATCGCCACCTTGCAAGCCAAGCTCGCCAAGCACAAAACCACGCCGGTCAAGCCCGGTTCCGACAGCTTCGCCTCCTGGGGCAAAGTAGGCGACCTCGCGCACGTCAGCGAAACCCTGACCGAGATCAACGAATTCTTCGGCAGCGCACTGTGAAAATTAACCCCCCACTCATGGCCGTCGATTACACCCTGAACGAATTGCGCGCACGCCTGCCAGCGCTGCGCGAGCAAAGGGAAAACCCCAGCGTCGCATCAAGCTACAATCGCTTGGTCGGAAAAATCGACGCGCTGGAAGCGGTTAAACGCTTACTGGAAACCGGTTCCTACTTTGAACTGCGACTACTCTGAAAGGCAAAGCATGAAGCAACGCGACAAGGAAAACACGGTGGACGAGATGGTCGTCTACTTTAATAGGCACCCCAACATCCGCACGGCAACTCGGACGCTAAGCGTACAGAACGTCGAAGACCTGGAGGAACTTGGCTTTCGAGTTAGGCCAGTGCGCGGTGAATCTGGCGTGTACCGCCGTTGTTTAATTGAGCGACGCGATTGATGGTATAATTGCGGCACACCAACAGAAAGCACAGAATGAAGATCAGCAAGCAAGACCTCACGATGACCCTGGGCACCGCCGCCGACATGGTCGCACGCGCGGACAAATTTGAGCCGCACCAATTGGCAAGGGCGCGTGTTGTGGTCGCCTACTGGGCTGCGCTGCGCGCCAAGCAAGCTCGCACAAAAGCAACAAAAGCCGCAAAGACTTGCGTGACGCGATAACGCGATGCTATAATTGCCACATCGCAACCCCAAACAGAAAGCACCAAATGACCAAAGTCAAAGCCCACCTCCTGAGCATCGCCCTGATCAAAGGCAACCTGAAGCTGGCCGCGCACCTCGCCATGCTGGCATCCATTGAATACGGCAACACGGTCAACCTCGACAACGCCTACGCAAAGGTCAAGGACGCGATTACGCCGAAGCAATGGTCGGGATACCTGGGCGCATTGGCAAAGGATGGTGTGTATGCACCTTGCACCGACCCGGACTTCGCTGGCTTCTACGGCACCTTGACCACATACGCCTAAAGCAAAACAGCCCGCAAGGGCTGTGCTACAATACCTGCACACCAACAGAAAGCACAGAATGAAAATCGAAACCGCCGCCGAAGTCCTCGCAACCGTCAAGGTGCTCGAAGCACGCGCACGCAAAGTGCCGAAGCCAGCGCGCAACGCCTATCACCAGATCGCCAAGCGTCGCATCGCTGACGCGCGCCTCTTTGCCGACAAGAACCTGGACCACGCCATTGCTTGCATCCGCGAGGCACGCCACTGCTTGGAACTGATTGTGTACTGATGCTATAATTGCGGCACACCAACAGAAAGCAGATAATGACACGCAAGACAACCGAACAAATCGAAGAAGGCCGCTGGATGCGCGGCATCAACCGCGACATCGAGAAGCACGACAAGATCAGCAAGCTCGAAGACAAGATCATCGCATCGTGCATCATTGGCACGCTCATGCGCGAAGGCAAGACGGTTCACTACATTAACTTGACGAACCGCAAAGGCCAATACACCGGCAAGATCAAGACTGGCACGCACGACGCGCTGCTCGACTACCTCATTCGCAACAAATACGTCCGCTGATCATGAAACACGCAAAATTCTTCGAAGCCAACCCAAACGCAACCCTGGACTTCTTTGGCAAGTTCACCCGGCAAGAGCTGCAGGCAATGAACGAGCCAGCGTGGAAGGAGCTGCGCCGCCTGGACAACACCGGCGACAAGCTAGCGTTCCGCGCCTATATGCGGCTGCACGAAGGCCCACGCGGTCTGATCAACTGCATCATGGCCGACCACGATCTGCCGAACAGATTTTAATTTCCCAACCACCGCCAAAGAAAGCAAAGCATGACATTCAAACTCTCAGCAGAACAAACAAGGGCGCGCGACGCGCTGGCCGTACGCCTCGAAGAGGAACGCGCCAAGGTCGACACCGCCGTGACCGACTTCAACGACGCGCTGACCATCGCGCGCAACACGCTGCAAGAAGCGCTCGACGCCTATAACGGCGTGCTTAGCGAAGCGCGCTTCTTCGCCGCCGACGTTTCCCAGGACTGGGAGAACGACTTCGAAGAGAAGTCCGAGCGTTGGCAGGAAAGCGAGAAGGGCGAAGGCGTGCGCGAGATGATCGAAGCGTGGCAAAACGTCGACCTCGAAGACCTGGAGATCGACATGCCCGACGCCGAGATCGACCTGAACGTGGACACGCACGACGAAACGCTGACCAACCTCCCGACCGAAGCGTGACGCGATAACAGGATGCTATAATCGCATCATGCCCACCCGAAACAGAAAGCTAGAAATGATGACGAACCGACCGCTCACGCTCTGGAGCCGCCGTACCAACGCCGCCGTTGGCAACCATTGGGTCGCTGAGCGCGGCGTGACCGAAGCGACCGCCCAGGAATGGCTCGCGGTGTTCCGCAAGGACGAGCCGAACGTGATTTTCGTCGCTTGCGCGCACCGGCCGCGCGGCTAAAATTAAACACGCCGTTATGGGATAACGGCGTGCTATAATCGAAGCATGCAAACCACCCCCCACCTTGGAGCCCCCATGAAGAAACCCGTAGGCCAGATCGAGTGGCGCGACGAAAGCGGCCGGAAACACTGGGCCGAGTTCTACTTGGCCGCTGACAACTCCTGGGGCGCGCTGAACGGTTTCCCTTTTGAGATCGAGTTCAACAAAACGGGACAAAAACGCTTTGCCCAGATTTTGCGGACGGTGGTGCACGTCGCCATCGACGAGGACGAGACCGGCAAGCCCATCACCGACAAATGGACCGTCAAGCGCACCGACTTCCCTGCCTGAAAGAACACCGATGAACTTCCCTAGCGCTCCCGCAAACAACCCCCTGGACGCTGGCTCGCAAGCCAGCGACAAAACCTTCTTTGGCGAGTTTGACCGCTACGCCCTCTTTGCGGTCCACACGCGCTTCGACGCGGTCCAATGGTTTGTGGCCGACGCCGAGCTGCCTGACCCAGTGACCGGCAAGCCAAGCATTATCCGGCAAGCGGCAACGCCAGAAGAAGCGGTTGCAGGGTTACGCTTTAACGACGTGCTATAATCTGGGCACACCAACAGAAAGCCCAGCATGAACAAGATCAAAGTCACCATCAAATGTCGCGGCCAAGCCGAAGTCACAAAGGTCGTCCACGCCGACGACCTGAGCGCCGCGATGGACATTGTCCAAAACGAGATGGAAGCCGCTGGGTTTTTTGTTGAATTCCTCAGCGCCAGCTTCGCCTAAGTAGAAAGCAAAACATGACCGCCAAGCAATACGTTATCCGCGCAACCCAGATCAAAGGTCTGGACCTCATCAAGCCCACGAAAGGCAACCCCGGCATCCTTGCCATCGACTACACCCGCAAGGTGGGCGGCGTCCACCCCTGCGTCATCGACGCGCGGACCTGGGCCGAAGCACAGACCCAACTCAATAACTACTACATGGTGGGCTGAAGCCCTTTTATGAAATACGCTCAAGAACTCCGCGCGCAGGCGCAAGCACTGCGCATCAAAGCCCGCACGATGATCGTGCTGCACGCATGGCGTCTATTGATTCAGGCCCGCCAGCTTGAAGCCGAAGCCGACGCCATCGAAGCACGCATCGCTTTACGCGAGATGGAAGAATGACCGCACTAACCATTGCAGAACGCCAATCGCTTTACCGCGCGCGACGCACCTTAGAAGGCAAGACCGAAGTGCGTGGTATATACTTGCAGCCAGAGCAACACGCAGCGTTGCGCGCAATTGCCCGCACGCAGATTAACCAAACCAACAGAAAGGTACCACTCATGCAACCCAGCGTCGGCGCTTTGCCGCAAACCAAGAACATGATCTTCGTCCCGGCGCACATGGCGCTTGTCGAGACGGACGCACCCACCATCGCCGTCAAGCTGGGCGAGAAGGGATATTGGCCGGTGTACCACCCGAGCCATGAAGAGTTGAACGAGCGATATGCAAGCGAAGCGGTGCTTCGATCCGCAGTGCAGGCGTCGATGTTTGGATGGGATGCACCTATCGCACGCGAAGCAATCGAGTGGCTCGCAGAAGCAGACGATGCGTCGGCCGCGTGACAATCAGCGCAGCAGGGTCTACGCCTGGGAGAAGTTCGTCACAAAAACGACGCACTGGACCGGTACCTTCAAGACCCTGGAAGAGTGCCAAAACTACCTAACCCCGATCTGGCGCACGGAGCGCGGGCGCTATGGGCGCGCTAGGGTTGCCCCACCGCCCATCGAACGGCCCGCCTGGGGCCAGCGTAGCGCCATTGCCCACCATTCCCACCGCATTACCCTGCCGACCTGGGCGCGCAATCCGTGGGTCATCCTCCACGAGGCCGCGCACCGGCTGACACCGCGCGATGAAGCGCATGGCCCACGCTTTGTGGGCGTCCTGATGGGCCTTGCCTGCCGCCACCTGGGATACAACGCCGACGAGCTTATGGCTGCGGCCGATGACATGGGCGTAAATTATCATGTGCGCTCAATAGGCAGCGTGCCGGTGCTTGCGCCGCGCGGTCCATCGTGGCACGTCGAGCGCGCTGTGCGCGACGAAGGACCGATGACGGAAATGGATATCGCGTGCTGGTGCAATCTAACCTATTTGCAAGTGCGCGGAGCTGCGCTACATTTGATCAAAACGGGCCGCGCGAGATGGCTGCGTAAGAAATTAGTGCTGCTATCAAACGAAGGTACAACATGAGTCCAGTGGTCATCGGGAACGCAACGCTCTACCTGGGCGATTGCGCTGAGATACTTTTATCCTTGCCAAAGGTCGACGCGGTCATCACCGATCCGCCTTATGGCATCGGCGCATCGTCCAAGAAGTTTATCAACGGCACCTCGAAATGGAGCAAGGACTACTACGAGGACGTTTGCTGGGACACTGCGCCGCCCGATAACATGTTGATCAAACTGGTCGTCGCAATGGGCGAGGTCGCGATCCTCTGGGGCGGCAACTACTTCGACCTCCCGCCTTCGCGCTGCTACCTCGTCTGGGATAAAATGATCCGCGACTTCAGCTACGCCGACTGCGAGTTCGCCTGGACGAATCAAGACGCCAACGCTCGCATCAAATCGCTGAGCACCGCCGCTGCAACTGGCGACGGCCGCGTCCATCCAACGCAAAAACCACTCGAGCTTATGCACTGGTGCATCGCGCAATGCAAAAACAACCCGCAGACCGTGCTCGACCCATTCATGGGGTCAGGGACCACCGGCGTTGCTGCTGTACAATTGGGCCGCAGCTTTATTGGGATTGAGCGCCTGCCAAAGTACTTCGACATCGCTTGCGAGCGAATCGCGCTGGCCTACGCGCAGCGTCCCCTCTTTGAGCCCGAACCATTTAAACCACCCGTGCAACTGAGGATCGAATGAATAGCCCCGTCATCGTCGGAGACGCAACGCTCTACCTGGGCGATTGCCGCGAGATACTTCCATCGCTGCCAAAGGTCGACGCCGTCATCACCGACCCACCCTACTCGGAGCAGTGCCACACCGGGCACGACGCTGGCTCGCGCGCTGGCAACGACGGCGCTGTGCGCTCGACACTTGGCTACTCGGCGCTGACCCAGGCCGACGTGCTTGCGCTGGCCGACGCCTACGTCGCTGCGTCGGTGTCCTGGGTCGTCTGGATGACCGATAGCAACCTCGCCATGCAAGTGCGCGCAGCGTTGGAGCAACGGGGGCTTTGTACATTCTCGCCGCTGCCGTTCTACCAACCTGGACGCAGCATTCGCCTATCGGGCGACGGGCCGTCAAGCTGGACGGACTGGATCGTCGTCGCACGCACAAAGGCCGCGCACAAATGGGGCACGCTGCCTGGAGGCTACATCGCTGGGCCTGGATGGAATGATAAGGCACTCATGGGCGGCAAACCAACCGCGCTCATGGACGCACTGGTCATGGACTACACGCGCCTGGGCGCGACGGTGCTCGACTCGCACATTGGCGCTGGGACGACCGGCATCTCTTGCATGAGGACCGGCCGCAAGTTCATCGGCTGCGAGATAGACCCTGCGACCTTCGACATCGCCTGCCACCGCATCGAGCAAGCGTACAACCAACGGCCGCTCTTCATGCCCGAGCCGCTGAAGCCGCAAGAGCAACTCGGACTGATCTAAATGCACAAAGTCATCATCGAGAACGCGACGCTCTACCTGGGCGATTGCCGCGACATCCTGCCGACGCTGGGCAAAGTCGATGCCGTCATCACCGACCCACCTTATGGCATCAACTACGGGAAGCTGATGAAGGGAAAAGGCGACGGGAACGGCGGCTTAGATCGCAATCGATGGAAGGACTACGCTGCGTTCGACTGGGACACTGATCGCCCAAGCCGCGAGGTCTTTGACTTGCTGCGCGACGTCAGCAAGCAGCAGATAATTTGGGGCGGCAACTACTTCGCTGATCTTCTCCCGCCATCCATGCAGTGGTTGGTGTGGGATAAGTGCCAAACGTTTTCGCTCGCTGACTTTGAGCTTGCCTGGACGTCGCAGCAGAAAGCCGCACGCCTCTTCCGGCTATCTCGCCCAGAAGCCCTGCAAGATGGTCGCCAGCACCCGACGCAGAAGCCGATTGCGTTGATGAAATGGTGCATTGCAATTGTCAGCGACGCACTCGAGATCGTTGATCCATTCATGGGATCAGGGACCACCGGCGTTGCTGCAGTCGAAATGCGCAAAGGCTTCATCGGCATCGAGCGCGAGCCTGCGTACTTCGATATCGCGTGCAAGCGCATCGCGCACGCCTACAACCAGCCGCCACTCTTTGACGAACCAATGAATCCGCAAGAGCAGATCGGGCTAATTTAATTGTGTGCTACAATCTGGGCTGGATTTAACGCAAACAGAAAGGCACCAACATGGCAAAGATTAAGCTCAAGACCTTCAAAGGCATCGTGGCCGCGCGCCAGAACGCGCTGTACACAATGGCAAACGGCGACAAGGTCTACGCAATGGGCGGCGAGATGGCCGAAGTCGGCGCAGAGATCAAGTACGTCGCAAGCCCCTCCAGCCGCACGGTACAAATGGGCGGCAGGTCGAACGCCTGGGCCGAGAGCCGCGACGACTACAGCAAAATGTTTTTCAGGCAATACGAATGAGATTCGTCACCTGCAGCCGCGCGCTGTACCGGGTCACCGAGCGCAACTACCGCCGCCTCATGCTCGCCATCGCGCGCAATGAGGAGGTCGACATCAATAAGTTTGGCATCCGCCTGGGCGTCATCGACGCGGATATCACCAAACTCGATCCCTATAGCGGACAACTCGCGCTAGGCACGCCGCCGCGCAAACGCTAACGGCACAGCAGCCGCCTGCGATAGTCCTTCTCGCTTTCGCCAGCGCGCTGCGGTGGCTTCGCATCGGTCCCATTCAGGTGGTCCGGCAGCTGCAGCTTCGAACGCTTCGTGCGCACCGGCACCTGCGGCACCGCCTCTTCGAGCTTCTTCAACATCTCGCTGAAGTCGGCCGCGTCTTCAATTGCCCGATTCATCATTTGCATCTTGCTCTCCTATATGCTGCGCGATACCAAGAGCGACGCCATCCAGCACGCAAGGCCCGCCGCCATGAGATTCAGACGACCCGCTGTAACACCGACAGCCGCCAAGATAAACAGCACCAACGCTGCGATTAAAAATGCCATACCAATCATGATTCACCTTTCACAATCCCGCCCTCTTGAAAGCGTCGGCGTTGCGCTTGCGCAGCACGTCGAGGTTGATATCCTCGCCGCTTGCGTTGCGCATATCCTCCAGCGATAGGTTGCCCTCAGAGAACAACTTAGCGCGCGTGTCGCCTAGCACCTGCCGCTGCCTCGCTGGCGTCTGGTCAGCGAGCCATTCTTCGTAGGTCGTCTTCGCGGGCACTTGCCCGTCCATCGCTGAGCGCGTGCCTGGATCAAAGTCCTCCCACTCGCCAACGTCACCCGTCGCACCAAGTTCCTTCCACGACTTAGTGAGCTGCACGTACGTCGACCTGCATTGCCAATGCAGCCGCCCAGGTCCAGCCCCCCACGGAAATTCATGGTCGATAGGTTTGTGATCGAGCGTGTACGTCTTGCCGTCACGCATCTGACATTGGGGCGTCGTCCGATTGTCCAGCGTCGACAACCATTGCAACCCCTTCAGGATATCCTCATTGGCTTCGGTCACCATATCCTTCGCAAAGTGCGCCGTGTGCGATAGCGCCGTGCGCACAACCGCCGCCGCTTCCCGCCGCGTGATCTCCAGCGCGCCGTCGCGATACTTGTTCTCGCGCGTCCCGCGCAGGTCGCGCACGATCTGATCGGTCGTCCTATTTTGCACGTAGCCATCGGCAATCGTGCGCCGGATTAACCGCGCCTTGCTTGCCTCTTGGTCCTTGAGGAACTCGGACAGCAACGCACCTTGGAATGGCCGCGACATCGCACCGGCGTAGGCTTGCGTCACGCTGACGCGCGCGATGTCGAAGGATGGCGGCATATTGCGCGCGAGCATCCCCTCTTGGAATTGAAGCTCCAGCGCCGTCAAGCCCCTGATCTCTTCGCGCAACGTGCTATCGACCTCGGCGTACATGGTGTGGTTTAGATCGCGCACGCTCTCTAGCATAACCTCGAGCCGCTTGATCGTAAAACGCTCCGGGTCCATCGTCTCGAGCTTTGTGATTAGCTCAGTGAATAGCGCCGCGTCCGCGCGATTCAAGATCGTTATTATGCGACGCACCACGTTGTTGGAATAGGCGCGCAGATTCACGGCGTGATCGATCTGCGCATCTCGCAACGCGACGTTGACGGATTCGGCCACGACCTACCTTGCCCGCGCCTTGGCACGCCTTTCCGGGGGCGCTGGGGGCACGACCTTGATCGGGGGCGTTGGGGGCTTTGCAGCCCCATTCCCGCCCGCCCCTGCGCCTGCCGCCGCCGCTGCGGCCGTAGCCGCCAGCCCAGGCGGCGTGACGCCGGGAAGCCCAGGCGCAGGCACGCCCATCATGCCGAGCGGTTCCTCTTCCTCGACGTCCTTGTCGATATCTTCGTTGCTGCGCTCAGTAGCAATAAGCCCAAGCCGCCGATAAAAATCGCGCACGTCATTCTTCGCCAGCAAGCCGCTCTGCCACGACTTAATGAGTTCAGCCATGAGTTGCGGATTCGCCTGTAGCTGGACGAAGTCCTGCTGTATCTTAAACGCGTCGGCATAATCCGCCTCTGCTGGCATGTCCATGAAGGCCGCACAGAAGCCTATGGCACGTTGATAGGCTTCGCTCACGTTCGATACGCATAGCGATAGGACGGAAGTCGTTGCCTCGCGATCATTATTTTCACCAGTCGCAGTCTTGTTTGCCTTGGTCCCTTCAATCATGCGCGCACCGACTGCGATCATCTGCGCCTCTTTGTGCACCATCGCATCAGCCGCTAGCGTGTTGGGCTGCGCTTGCTCCATCCCAAACGCCGCGCCTTGCGGCAATAGGATCGGGCTGCGCGAGCCGATGTACATCTTCTGCCCGGTGTACCTGCGCTCGCCGTTGTTATCGAGCACGTACGGATTCTGCATGAAGTCACGCCATTGCTCCGTGAGGCCACTGATCCACGGCTGCACTTGCCCGCAGAAGAAAACGCTGTCCTCATAGTCGGCGCTGTTGCGGAAGTGCGCGAGGTTCAATTGCGCGAGCCCGTATAGCGGGGCTGGATCGATGTTCGCATCGTTGTTATTCGAACCGATGAACGTGAATGGGATGTCCGTGAGCACCTTGCCTTTGCTGCGCAGCTCCACGGCGTCGATGATATCCTCTTCCCCCGTTGCCACATTCTTGACCGTGCCCAGCGCAACGAGCCGCTTCGTCTTTGTGACGCCAGTGTCCTCACGCCACAGCCGCACCTGCACGTTGCCCGCCTCATTGCGCGTGATCTCGCGCCATTGCTTCACGATAACGATGCCCCACTCGCCATCCTCTTCCTCGGCTTCCTCTTCGAGGACGATCATGCACAGCGACGCTTTGCCATCGACGATGTCATACCGCCAATTGATGATCGACTCAGCGTGGTACGCCTTGATGACCGGATGCCCCAGCGCCTCGGACCAATCGACAAACAAACCATGCCGACCGACTGCGAGGTTATTGTTTAGCGTCGCCTGCGACTGCTGATAAAGGCTAACGCCCAGGCCATCACAATCTTTGAGCAAGTACTCGAGCTGCGTGGGCAACTCGGTCACTGGATCGCGATGGAAGGCCAGCCCGACCAAGCCCTCGAGTGTGAATTGGGTCGCCGGGTACCACACCGCACGCGAGCGATAGGCTTTGTTGCGCGCTACGTTCTCGACGCTCGCATCGGTCGAGTTAAGCATGGGCAAGTAGGCGTCACCGCGCAGCGCGTTGTCGCCGGACACGACATCGCGCACGACGGCCCACCGCTCTTTGATCGTCAGAGGGACGCGGTTGAACGAGACATCCGCGACGAGTCCAGTTGGTGCGCTCATGGTTGTTTCTTCCCGCTAAGCCAGCGAGTCAGCGCGCCACGCAAGCCGCCGATCATCTCTTGCTGCTCCGAGTCGCTTGCGAGCGTGGTTGCAATGCGGGATACCAGCACCGCCCGCCATTCGGGTCGCCCTTGCCACGCACCATCGGTTACGTTGTCGATGAACTCTCGGCACTCCGTCAAGAGCGCTCGTTGATCTGCGGATAGCATAGCTTTCTCCTTTTCAACCGTTGGTGCTGAATCCAATGCTGATCGTCATGGCGTCGCTCGCCGTCTTCAGCAAGCGATAGCCCGCCTCGTCTGCGACGTGGTCCTCTGCGTCGGTGTCGATGTCATCCGGGTCACGCTCCAAGCGCGGCAACACTGGGATCGTGCGAATGAACTGCGGACAAGTGTTGAAGACGAACAGGCCAGCGTCTTCCATGCGAGGCTTGAGGGACGCGGCCATACGCCCACGCATCAACGCCCACCGCCGCTTGCGCGAGCCTGGAGTCTTGTCGGCCTTCGTCCAGTAGACGCCTAACGCTGCTTGCTGCTTCGCTGGGCTATCGCCGTTGATCTCGTCAAAGATACTCGAGTCCGCAGGCCCAGGCGTACACCGCATGTGCATCGCCCATTCCTTCTGCCGTTCGATGATGCCTTGCGCAATGGTGCGGTCAGTCAGGCGCAGCCCTTGATTCGGTTTCCCATTCCAGCCATACCACTCGTTGATGCGGAAGAGCGTGCCGCGCGGGAATGACCAACGCTTGCCCGTTGCGAGATAGCACTCAGTGCCATCGCTCTCGGCCCACCAGCCAATCGAGAAAGGCTTGCTGCTGCCCCAGTCGAACGACCTATCGACCGCCCATGATGGCGGGATGGCAAATGGCTCAATGACGTGGATGTCACGCCGCCACACGTCGTCGAACATACCGCCAGCGACGATATCCCAATCGCCCTCAAGCATGGCGCGCACCAGCGCCGGGTTGCCCAGGCCCGCAAGCCGCGCACGATAGGTTGGATCAGACTTCAGCAGCGCAGGATTGTCTGCGAGCTTTGCTGGGATGAACGCACGCTTCAGCCCGCCGTCCTCTTCCGGCATTTGGCGAACTTCAAACGGCGCAGCGTAGTCGATGAACGTGGCCTTGACCCAATTATGCCCAATACCGCCAGGATTGCCGGAGACGAGCACGCGCGGGAAGAGGCCAGCATATTCGGCAGGCACGACAAGACCCACCATGCGGACACGTCCGCGCAGGTACGTATACATTGGCTCGGTCCAGTGCGTGATCTCATCGATAAGCAGCACATGAATCTCAGCGCCTTGATAGTTATAAACGTCATGCTCGTACTGGCAGTGACAAAGGTGAATAACGGAGCCGTTATAGAAGCGTATCTGCCCCAACGAATGATTGATCTTGCACCATCGGCACATGATCCAAACGGCCAGCATCAAAGGGAAGGACGTCGGTCCCTCCATGTGATTCTTATTGAGGTCAGGGAACGTGCGCCGGAAAATATAGACCTGCAAGCCTGGGATTGCAATGCACCAAGCGATAGCAGCAACGCGCATCAAATAGCTCTTGCCACCACCGGCCGCGCCGCCATACAAAAGCTCCGTCGCCTTCGACAAGAAGGCGAGGCCTTGCTTGAATTGCAACCGAAGAATCGTTCCCAGGTCAGGTGTCGGATTCTGGCTCACCGGCCTTGCCCTCAATGGTCACGCGCAACACCGGGGGCGCTAGGGGCTGACCACCGGGGCCTGTGACCTCCGTTCGCGTCAGCTTGGGGGCAACGTACTCGGCCAGCCTGCCAATCAGGTCCACGGCCCGCGCAGGGTCGGCCGCGATGGGGAAGCGCACGGTCTCGCGCTGGCCTTCTTGGTTGGTTTGGTATTCGCCTGGGACGCCGTTGGCCACGCGCTCCAACCATAGGCGCACGTTGTCCGCGTTCTCGTCGATCAGGTCTTGGACGATGGTCTTGAACTCGCGCGTCACTTTGTTTTGCACACCCTTCTTGCGACCCGAGTTCTCGGGCTTATGACCTCGGAAGTTCCACCCTTGCGAGCGATCTTCGTCTTCTGGTCGATCTGGTTCATTGCTCATAATTCGCTGAGAAACGCTGAGAGAGCGTAAGTCAAAGATCGGAGAAGTATAGGACGAATCGCGAAGTGTCAACCGATAAACACCGCAAATGCGCGGCCCAGGCGTGGAGGACGCCGCCAGCTTCAGCCCAGCAATGCCGCCAAAAGCAAAAAAGCAAAACTTCAAATCTTCTAACCTTTCCGAGTTTGGCGGTACGAAGGCATGTAAAGCATTACATGCCCCCCTATAGCGACATCGAGAGATCTTAGAAGATTTGAAGTTTTGCCCCCCCTCGGTGTGCCGTTTTGATTCCTTGGACCTCACATTTCAGCGCCTTGATCTAGTTCAGCGCCGCTGCCGCTGCCGTTCGCCTCGCGGTATAGCTGCACGCCTCGCGGTGATAGCCGGACCCATCGCAGATTTGGTCCTGTCTTGCCGTGCGCCACTTTCATCGGTGGCATTTTGTATTCGACTGGCGGTTCGACTTCATCATCGATCCACACGCGCTCTCTTTCTTTGCAATAAACAAGAAGGTACTTTTTCTTTCTTGGCATCTTGATGCCTTCAGCGTCGCACCATCGCCTGTACATAGCAAAGAGTGCAGTTGCGCTAACCTCGCGCCGTTGAAACCCTTCTTTTAACGCTGCCCACTTCGCGCGCTTTTCTTCTGATCCACCTGAACCTGCGAGTAGGTCTAGCTCGCTCGTTTCTGCAAGCCCGATATATTCTGTCGCCTCTTGAATGAACGCACCGAATTCATCCATCTCTTGTCGGTGTGCAGCAATTTGTCGTTTGATGCTGTCTGGCACCTTAATTCCATAGGCGAGATATTTAGGAACGGCGCTAACCATCCAGCGCAGCAG